TGTTGATCAGGATCCGGTATCCTTCCGTAGAGATGGCCACAGAAAACTTCTGCTTCTGAGTGGTCGGCACATTAGAGCTGCTCATAGTCGTAACCTCCGTCTGTCAGAAAATTCTTCAGGGCCCGGAGCTTTTCCAGATTTGCTGTCACCTTGAAGGTGGTGGAATAGATCGGCTCCTGGGAGACTGCCGTTTCCGGATCCGGCATCTTCACAGGCGCGCTGACCGCCTGCGGAGGAGCTTCCTGCATGGCTTCCTTGACTGCTTCTGCAGCTGCGGCTTCTTCGGCTTTCCGGGCTTCCATGGCTGCCAGCGCTGCTTCGCGCCTGGCCTTCTCCGCTTCGATAGCCTTGTGCCGTTCGTCCACGATCAGCATGGATCCGGACAGGTTGTAGGTCTTCCGGTATTCGGCCATGACCTCCGCGCCGGATTCCAGCGTTTCAATCACCTGAAGGTCGGAAGCAATCCGATCCAGGAATTCAGCGGCCTTTTTCCGGAGAGCCGTCTTGCTGTCGGACAGTCCGACCTTGATGCCGGCTTTATCCAGGGAAACAAAATCCTCCGCGATGTGCAGGCTTTCCCGGTACTCAGCGAAGTATTTGGCCAGGTCTTCTTCCTTCTGCCTCCGGAGACCGTCCTCGACTTCATTGATCTTCTGCCGAAGCTGGTTGTCAGCCCTGGCGTACAGATCGCCGGCGCATTCTTTGTAGATCCCCTCGAAGCTCTCATACGGCTTGAGAATCTGGGCCTTGACTTCCTTCCGGCGCTTTTCAAGCTCCTGGTATTCTTTGTTCAGCTCGCTGCGGACTTTCTTAATGTCCTTGTAGGTTTCCTCAGTGCAGACCAGAGACAAGGCCACAGACACCCGCTCTTCGATGCTCTGCTTTACAGCCTGCAGCTGATCCTCGATCACCGGCAGCTGCTTGATTACGATGAGATTGTTTTCCACGTTAATCCTCCTTCTGTTCTTCGAACCAGTCATAGGCATCCATCGTCCGGATGCAGTTGTCACAGCCCACCACGTTGACGCATCCGTCATCCAGGTAAATGGTCTCGCATTCTTTTCCGCAGACCGGGCAGATGACCGGATCAGCTGATGGCATTCCGTTCAGTTCCGCATCCCTTATCCAGGGCGCGTCTGGCAGATCTTGCATTTTCAGCCTCCTTTCTGTAGAATGGTCGTGGTTACTTTGTGTCTGGGGCCGTTCCTGTTGCAGCAGGGGCGGCTCCTTTAGTTTGTCCGTATCGCCCTCCCTCCGATGCTTTCTGCCAGGCAGAAGGCTTCTCTCCGGCTGGTGAACTCCATCGCGTGACTGGACAGCTTCGTGATCACGTATCCGGGGACGATCGGGACGCGGTCTCCCTTGTGGTACCCCTCATACGTCCGGCCCAGGCCAGCGATGTAGAGCTCTCCGATCATGACCACCCAGCGCATCTGGAAGTCCGGCATCAGATCATGCTCATAAGCCACAGCACGCCACCTCCCAGCACAGCAGTCACCGCGCAGATGAAGCAGATCAGTGATCGGCGCCCCGCGACTTCCTCCGGAGTCATCTCCACGTAGTACACCGGCCGGCCTCCTGGACCAGGGTACCTGCGGTAGCCCTTGAACTTCCGGTAATGCGTCTTCACCACACGATCCACCCCGCAATCCACAGTCCGGCGAAGGCGAACATGCACAGCACCATGAGCACTTCGTCCCGGATCTTCGCCCGGCGTTCCCGGCGCCTCTCTGCCTCCTGGCAGACCGCCATCAGGTATTCCCGCATCCTGCTTTCCTCCTTTCGTTCCTGGCTTTCGTTCTGGCCTCCAGCGCTTCTCTGGCCCCAGGCTGCTTCAGATACTCCCGCAGGCCGGAGATGATGCACTGGCCGAGCCGTTTCCCGGTTTCCTCCGGGATCTGACCGACATCTGTTTTCATCTTCGTTCCTTCCTGTCGCATGTCATGCGACTTCGCGGGCAAAAAAAATCAGCAGAGCTTCTTCGTCCGTCAGCTGGAGGATATCCACCAGCTGCTGAGCGTCCTTCACAGTCAGCCCAGCTCCGTTGTTTGCCAGTTTCCGATACAGCGTAGACTTGTCAATGCCCATCTTTCCGGCCACTTCCACAACGTTCGTTTTCAGCTCTCTGATTCTCCCATGAATCTTATCCACGTTGACGAACATGGTCTTTATTCACCTCCTTTCCGGTTTCGCATCCCATGCGACTGGCTAAAGCATACTCCCGTTTTTTCGCCTTGTCAACAACTTTTTTTGCATCGTGGGCGATTTTTTTACGAAAATGCGCTAAAAAGCTGTTGCATATTTGCGAAAGGCATGATAGAATAAGGCATCGGAAGGGGGTGAAAAAAGTTGTCAAAGGTCGCGGACAGGATCAAAGAGTGCAGAGAAGAGCTCGGGCTAAGCGCGGACGATCTGGCCAGGATCATCGGGAAAGACCGGGCCACGATCTACCGGTACGAGAAGGACGAGATCGGGAACATTCCCATCAATGTCATCCAGGCCATGTCGGTTGCACTTGATGTGAATCCTGCCTACCTGATGGGGTGGTCAGATGACAAAACACCCTCTCGCAATAAAGAGCCCGTCACCCAGATGGATGACGAGCACGCGAGACTCATTGAGCGATACGATGCTCTGGATCAGAAGCGGAAAGATCAGCTGAAAGCGTTTCTTCAGTTTCTGGAATCTGGGACAGGGCGGTGATTAACCACCGCCTTGTTTCGGCATCCAGAGCTTTGAGTTTTTCATAGATTTCCTGAGCTTCTTTGACCGTCATTTTTATTCACCTCTGCAATTATTCCAGGCCGGCGAGGTAAGGAAGATTATACCCCAAAACGTAAGATTTTTCAGGGTTTTGGAAGATTATTCCGAAGGGAGTAAGGATATGCGGAAATCCGTAATTGCCATACTATTGGTTGTGGCAGTGCTGCTCGGGACACACTACGCAGCTGCAGAGAATTCCTTTGAGGAACTGGATGCGGAGTTCGATGCGCTGATGGATAAGACGAAAAGGCTGAACGCTATAGAGACTGTCATCACGAATGGACTGCCGATCTATCCTGACAAGGGATGGGAAGGTGAATACGCTCTGGATGCGTACACCGTTGTTCCGGTGATCAAAGACCGTGATGATGGGAAGCAATACGCAGGCATGCCGTTTCTGATCACAGGGACGCTCTTGGATGTCAAAGGATACGGCATCGACTTTCAGCTGGATGACGGAAGGATGGCCATCATCTCTTTCAGCGAGTACGACTTTGCTGATGGAAAGATGCTCGACTTCGGTATGTATCCGACCGGAAAAGGAAAGCGGTACAACATCTTCTGCACCTTCAGCTCTTTCGGGTTCGAAATGCTGTCTGATGAAACCTATCACTTCACGGCCACCTGCACGGAGCAGGCAAAGCTCTTCTGTGAAAAGCGAGGAAAGTAATGGACAGAGCCGTCATTTATGCCCGGTATTCCTCCGACAACCAGAGGGATGCCAGCATCGATCAGCAGGTGAAGGCCTGCGAGCAGTACGCCAGGGAGCAGCGGATGGAAGTCATCCGGATCTACGCGGACCGAGCCCTGACCGGGAAGACCGACAAGCGGCCTGACTTCCTGCGGATGATCCGGGATTCAGCCAGGCAGGACTTCCAGTTCGTGATTGTGTACTCTCTCGACAGGTTTTCCCGGAATAAATACGATTCAGCCATCTACAAGCAGAAGCTGAAGGAGAACGGCGTCCGGGTGCTGTCGGCCATGGAGCACATCACGGACGATCCGACCGGCATCCTGATGGAATCGATCCTGGAGGGCTTCGCCCAGTATTATTCCGATGAGCTCAGCCAGAAGATCCACCGCGGTCTGAAGGACAATGCAGAGAAGGCCATCGTCAATGGCTCCGTCCCGCTCGGGTACCGGCGCGGAGCTGATGGCCATGCAGAGATCGTGCCGGAGGAGGCTGAAACTGTCCGGGAGATTTTCCGCAGGGTCTCTGAGGGAGAGATGCTGATCCGGATCATTGAGGATCTCAATCGGCGCGGCATCACCACCAAACGCGGTGGCCTGTGGAATAAGTCATCCTTCAACAAGCTGCTGGCCAACGAACGATACATCGGCGTCTACACCTACAAGGAGACCAGAATCGAAGGAGGGTTCCCATCGATCGTGGACAAGGAACTGTTTGATTCCGTCCAGGCGCACGTGCAGGCCAAACCGAATGCCAGAGGCGGGACGAAGCGGAGAAAATGCAAAGCAGACACGTACCTCCTGACTGGGAAGCTCTACTGCGGGGAATGTGATTCCCCGATGTCCGGCATCTCCGGGAAGTCTCAGGCTGATGAGCCGTATCACTACTACATCTGCACGAAGAAGCGGTACGAGAAGGCCTGCCACAAGCACAACGTCCGGAGGGATGAGATCGAGC